CACCCATTGCATCAATTTCTTTTTGATATCGTTCAAGTGCCTCAGGTGCGAGTGGTATTTCTGGTGCACCATCAGCCTTATGTTTTCCATACGTAATGAATGTGACTTTTAAACCAGCACTATCAATAGCTTTTGCCATATCAACATGCATTGTTATTACACCAATAGAGCCAACTCCACCTGTACGAGGGACTGTAAGATAGTCACAGGCGCTCGCAATTGCATATCCAGCAGAATAGGCATATTCATTCAGGATGCCCCAAATTGGCTTTATCCCTCTGATTTCATAGATAGCATCAACAAGATCAAAGCACCCTGATACTTCCCCACCGGGTGAGCAAATATCTAAAGCGATCGCTTTTACTTCTGGGTCATTTATTGCGGCATAGAGGTTTTGTCGTATACCGTCATAACCAGTCATTCCACTATAGGGTTTTAAGCAACCTAATTTTTGAACTAAAGTGCCTTCAATTTGAATAATTGCCACACCGCCTGCAACTTCATAACCAACACTTTTACTTTTGCGTGATGGTGAAGAAAATTCATAATCATCATCTTCCATCATTGCAACTCGTTGGATATGGCTAATACCCAAGCGCTCAGATAATGCTGAAATAACGACTTCTGCTTTTGATGGGTGAATTGCAAGAGGCACATTAAATAAACGTTGTGCCAAAAAACCGAAACGATTCATTATTCTACCTCAGGTAATTGAGTTGTCTGTTTAGCGGGAGGGCTTGCCTCCTCCCCCTCACCAGTCCATTTAGGTAGTGGCAAATCTCTGTCCTTAAACATTTTTACCTCATTCGCTCTTTGATCTAATATTTCTCGATAATCCGCACCATCTAATTGCGCGGCTTCTTTTTCAAGCGTTGTTAGACCTGCATCCATACCAAGAATCGCCCCTTGTTTTTCTTTAACGTCATCAACATAACCGCGCCCAGGCCCCATCCATCTACAACGACCATACAAACTTCGATATTGGATAAAGTCTGGCGAACCTGCTGGTAATGGAAGATTACCCACTTCAAAACATTCTTCTAACCATGCAGCAAATAAAGGCTGACAAAAGCCTGTAGCAAAGTTGATACGGCGGCGATTAAAGGTTTTCCAAGCTTCCAGCATTGCGGCGCGATAAGATGAGTAGTTCACCTCTGCCCAGTTTTGGCTGATCTGTTGAGCACTCATTCCTGTTCCAGCTGCTACATTTCGCAATACAGCAGATTCAAAACTTGCAAAGTTAGAATTTGGTCGCTGCGCTGAAACGGTATTAATTGTTTCACCAGGTGCCAAAATCGGCATACGCACTCCACCAAGCTTAATGCGACTATTTTTGTGAAATTCAGTGCGAAACTCTTGATAAGCTCCCAATCCAGCGGAATCTGGACCAGTACCACCAAGCGCATCCTCAACAAAACTTTGATCGTAAGGACTGGTGACAAATGCTCCAAAAATTGCATTCACAATTGCCGCATCCATTTCGGTACCATCGTACTTAATCAACATTTTCAGTCTTTCAACGACAGACGTTAAAATGCCTGTTCCTCTATGTTGTGAGGCTCGGTCATGATCAAAGTCATGTACGATTATTGGCCGCCCCCAGTCTGTCTCTCTTGGGATACGTTCCCAAATCACTGACTTGTCAGCATTAAACCAATCCCCTTGATGAGCTTTTCTTATGTGATAGGCAATTGGTGCACCGTCCTCTGTAATTTCAACACCACCACGGACGTTTTTCAGATCGAATTGGTTGTTTGGATTGCTCAGTCGATCAGGATCAATCACTTGTATTGCAGTTGCAAAATTAGCTCGACCATAACCAACATGCTCAGGTTGCCACTTAATGTATGCGAGCGCATCACCATCAATAATTTTGTGTCGATACGACAAATAGAGCATTTCAGACACTGTTAAGCATCGTTCAACGTCACAATATCGTCCAACATCATTTGCAAATAGTCGCCAATAAGCATCAACTGCTCGACCGAACTCCTCTGCCCATTTATGATCAAACCCTTTATTGCCTGTAACTTGCTGTAAAGCGTAATAATCTGGCTTACTTAAAGGTCTAAATTCAGGACCAATAACATTGTCTAGATTTCTTGTAATGGCTGCATTTGCCCAGCCATCATTCCGAACTAAATCACGAGCACGAGCCACAATAATGTCGCGGCCACTATTAATCTCATTATCAGGTGACCATAAAGAAGGCGACCAGCCAGCAGTGTGTTCACTTGAATAACCAGCTGCATCATACGGCGGAGCTGCAAAACCCTCATTGCCTGCCAATGCCTTTGATTTTTGCGTTATCGGCTGACCATGAACATCAAGAATACTTATATGAGGTTTATCTTTTGCTGCAGTCATGCCTACCTCCGAGAGTATCTAAACTGTACTGGCTTTCTTCGTTGAACAGGCATACCAAGCTGCAATTTCAGCATATTGATAAACTGCAAAAGTTGTTGCAGATCTAACTTTTCGTATTTAACAGATCGGTTGCCATCCCCTTGAGAATAAGAGAACTCAACACCACGAGATCCAGTCATTAACTGCACATATGCCGCTTGAGCTGTTTGCAAAGCTGCCTGTAATTGAGGGACTGTCATGCCTGCAAGTGGAGAGGTATTTGGGTCAAACATAAATTTTTATCCAAAAAAAACCCCGCTTGATGCAGGGGTTAATTGTTCATTTCAGCCATTCTCTCAGCCAGTGATTTTTTCTTAGATACTTCAACTTTGGTAATTGATACAGCTTTATTCGTGTTTGGATCAAATTGAGTAAGATCATTAACATCAACATGATCATCTAAAACTCGCTCAATTTCTTGCATTGGTACAAAGTCTAGCTTTTCCAACCGCTCACATAGATTATTAAGTTTTAAACCCATGTGATTGAGGCCACATAACGCAGCATATGCATATACACGACAATCCAAAGCCTCGTTAGCCTTGCCTGCAGGTAACTCCCAAACTCGATATGTATCAGCACCTATTTTTCTAGTCATTAGTCTTTCAGCTAATAACTGTTGAAAATATCCAATGTCTCGATCACTAGGAAAATGCATATAACCGGGACCAGTCACATCAAGATGTAGCCTGCGTCTGATCTGATCCTTAGCACTATTCACCCCAAGAATGATCGGCTTAAAACTTTTCTTTGTTCGGTTTGTTGGTTTCTTAGTTGGCCATACAGGTGAGCGTTTACCATTTCGCGCTGACTCGCCCTTAATTGCCCATATCCGACGGGAAAGTCGCTCTTTACAAAAGTCATAAACCTTTTGTGTATGACCTTCTTGACCACCCGAATCTAGGCATGCTGCGGAAATTGTAAAAGGGCGGCCATCGCCTCTGCGAAATCGTTTTGCCAAATAAGCATCTATTTTTGCCCAATAATTGGGATCATCAATCTCACCATAAATTGTTTCATAAGCAATAGACCATGATTCCTCATAACGGCCCCATCCAACAACTTCAATCTCACAGCGATCATATTGAAAGTCGATACCTGCGGTTAATACACCTACACCATTAGGAACTTCATCAACCCAGCTTTCGCACCGCTCTAACAATTGCCCTTCAGGTAAAACGTGTTCACCGAGATCATCAAATGGCTCACCTAAAACAAGGTTAAAAAATGTTTTACGTTGCAATGGATCTTTGTGGACATTCAACCACTCCTCAACCAGTCTTGACCAACCCGCTTTAGGAAGTAATGAATAACCAGTCCAAATATGAAAACCTGCATGCCCTTTGAATGGAGCTGTTGCCTGCCATACCCCATTTTGAATCATCCAGCCTTTATGATCTTCTGTTATCTCACATCCATTGATACAAGAATAATAAGCAGAATCCTCTATATACTCGCCAAGCTCATCACGTTTCCACTTGATTCCATGTGGAGTATCTTTCCCACCCCATTCCAAAACTTGCAAAGTCTTACAATGAGGGCAAGGAACAAAGTAGCGTCGCATATCACTATGAAGCCATGCTTTCTCTATTCGACTATCACCCTTGTTTGTAGGAGTTGAGCCCAGAACAATTACACTATTCCAGTACGTCTCAGCACGCTTTTTACCAAGTGAAATCTGATCACCTTC